TTCGGGTTCTTTTATCGGATAGGACTTTACCGGCTTATCAGATTGCAATCCGTTTCAGTGTTAGTGCAGCCTTAATTAGTAATATTAAATCTGGGAAAATACACTCCAATATTATATGACCGTGTAGAGACTATTCCCTTTGTAGGGAAGTACGCTAGCTATTAGTACGTTAGTGGAAATAGCAGACAGTTACGTTGTTGTGACTGAAGAGATAGTCCGTCCTATTACGAAAGTAGTAGATAAGAAGAGTGAACCTGGTTTTATCAACATGGAAGCTGCACAGAAAAGGGCTCCGTGGTGCCATGGAATTAATCCGTGTGCAGAAATTTTGTTAGGTAATAAAGGATTTTGTAACTTAGTTGATATTGATGTGGCCAAGTTTACGGGCGACTCAGATGGGTTACATAGGACTTTGTACATTATGGCGAGAGCCAATTACAGACAGACGTTGGTGCATTTAAAAGATGGAATACTCCAAGAAGCTTGGCACCTTAATAATGAGTTCTTGCGGTTGTGTGGTGTGGGGCTCACTGGTGTTGCTAGGCGTCCTGACTTGGTCGCTTACGATTATCGTAATATGGAGCGTATTGCAACTGCTGCTGCGTATTCTATGGCAGATGAGTTAGGTACACAGCGCCCTAAGAACGTTACGACGATTAAGCCAAGTGGTACATTATCTAAGATATTTGACACTACGGAAGGAGCCCATATGCCTTTGGGTCGGTGTGTATTTAATAATGTGATGTTCAGTGAGGATGATGAGTCTATACCTTCGTTGCGAGCGGCTGGGTATAAGATAGTTCCACATCCGTATTCACCTCGTAGTGTGTTAGTGACATTTCCGGTTAGATGGGATTCGGTCCCTTTTACTACCGTAAATGGGGTAGAATTGAATCTCGAATCAGCTATTACACAACTAGAGAGATATGCGTTACTACAAAATAATTGGACACAACAAAACACCTCGGTCACTATATCGTATTCACCCGATGAAGTACCAAGTATTATTGATTGGTTGCTTGATCATTGGGACTTATACGTCGGAGTTTCCTTTTTATACAGAACCGACCCCAGCAAAACTGCCGCTGATCTCGGATACGCTTACTTGCCACAGGAAGTCGTTACAAAACATGTGTACGACGAGTACGTTGCTACCCTTAGCCCACTCACAGACATCAGAGGATCATTCGTAGAGATTGAGTCCCAAGAATGTGCCGGCGGACGTTGCCCCATTAAATAAAATAGGAAGATTGTTATGAGTTTCGATAAAGAAATAGAAGCAGAGATCTTAGGAAAAGGTCTCACAGCACCGAGAGTTACGTTAGACCACATTGAGTCTGTAATCATCAGTGAACACTACTTCACTGCGGCAGAGGGACGCCTTGGCGCCCTCACTACAGAAGAATATGTTGGTCGCGAATGCCCGGTAGAAGGTGATCTGGATTTAGTTCCACTAAGTCTACTTACATTTTGTGTCTTGGTCCTTAAAAATGGGTTCACGGTCACTGGTGAATCCGCTTGTGTTAGCCCTGAGAACTTTGACGCTGAATTAGGACGCAAGATTGCTCGCGGTAATGCTGTGGGGAAGATTTGGGGCTTAGAAGGTTATCTATTAAGGGGAAAGGTATCATGATGACATTTGGCGAAGCGGTAGAAGAGTTAAAATTAGGTAAACAAGTGACGCGTGTAGGTTGGAATGGTAAAGGTATGTTCTTGTTTTATGTTGGCGGCGCGGCGTGGACTGTTCATGAAAGTTTAGAGCATCTTGTTGCAGGCATGGTTGGACAGTCGTGGATTGCAATGAAGACAGCGCAAGAAATGATTACTCCTTGGGCCCCGGCGCAATCTGATGTTCTTTCTAATGATTGGGGTGTAGTAAATGAGTAGACTTACATTTGAAGACATCGCTAGATTGGCACACCAGACTAACAAAGCATATTGCGAATTGCTTGGTGACAAATCACAAGTTGAATGGGAAGACGCACCTAAGTGGCAGCAAAATTCTGCTATCTTGGGTGTAGAGTTTCACCACCAGTTCCCTGATGCAGGCGACGACGTCTCTCATAATTCCTGGATGGCTGAGAAACAACGAGAAGGCTGGGTGTATGGACCTGTTAAAGACGCTGAAAAGAAAGAGCACCCGTGCATGGTTCCGTTCACCGATTTACCGCTTGAGCAACAGCTTAAGGATTCGCTATTTAAGTCTGTGTGTAACATTATGGATCGCCTACCATGAGTACAGATTTCGGTGGGAATCTCGATGGGCTGAAGCACGGCAAGAAGATGTGTCGTAAAGGCTGGATCGTGTTCCTAGAATAATGATAGATCAACGAGAATCGCAGCTCAGGCTAAGACTAAAAGAAGACTTTGAGTTTTATGCAAAGAAGTGTCTGTTCGTAAAAGATAAAGTCGGGCGTATTGCTCGGCTTGAACTTAATAAGTCCCAATTGTACTTGCATGCTCAGCTCGAGAAGCAGCTAGAGTCAACAGGTATGATTCGGGCGTTAGTATTAAAAGGAAGGCAGCAGGGTGTATCAACTTATACAGAAGGCCGCTATTATTGGAAAGTTACTCATCGCCGTGGTGTGCGTGCCTTTATTCTTACTCACGAGGATGCTGCTACTCAAAACCTTTTTGAAATGGCCTCCAGATACCACACCAACTGCCCTCACATCGTTCGCCCCGAAACAGGCACGTCGAACGCAAAAGAGCTCACATTTGGTAAGTTAGACTCTGGCTATAAGCTTGGTACTGCTGGTACTAAAGCGGTTGGTCGGTCATCTACGGTTCAGTACTTTCACGGTTCGGAAATTGCGTTCTGGCCCCACGCCGATTCTCACTTCTCAGGCATCATGCAAGCAATTCCGCATGCGCCGGGCACTGAAGTTATCTTAGAATCTACAGCCAATGGTGCAGGCGGCAAGTTCTATGAGATGTGGCAAGATGCAGAAAAAGGCAAAGGCGAGTTTATTGCCATATTTATGCCGTGGTTTTGGCAGAGCGAATACTCAGTAGACCCGAAGGGTTTTGTTTTTACAGAGAAAGATCGACTTTTAGCGAAACTACATAGTTTGTCTGACGCTCAGTTAGCTTGGCGCCAATTGAAGATTCAAGAACTGGGCGAAGATTTGTTTCATCAAGAGTACCCTTGTACAGCGCAAGAGGCGTTTTTAGTTTCTGGTAGACCAGCGTTTGACCCTAAGTCTCTTATGGAGGCTGAGTTAGAGTGCTTTTCACCGTCATATAGAGCAGAGGTTTCAGACGATGGTAAGATTTTTAGACATGAGTCAGGTCCCCTTCGGGTATGGGATGATCCCGTTCCAGGTAAACGATATATTATTGGCGCGGACGTTGCAGAAGGGCTCGCTCATGGCGACTATTCATGCGCTCAAGTCCTGTCTGTCCCGGACGGCTTACAAGTTGCTGAATGGCACGGCCACGTCGACCCAGACAGGTTTGGCGAGGTATTGGTATCTTTGGGTAAGCGGTACAATCGTGCTTTTATCGGTGTGGAGCGTAATAACCACGGTCTCACAACATTAACAAATATGATGCATTCTGGTTACGCCAATATGTATGTGCAGCACGACATTGAGCATAGATCTGGTCAGAAACAGACCAAGAAGTTAGGCTGGTTAACTACTCGTAAGAGTAAGCCTAAGATCATCGATCAGCTCATATCAGAGCTCCGAGACGGAGATCATGGTATCGTATGCAAAGAACTGATAGGCGAGATGAAACGGTATCAGATTGATGATAGCGGAAGCTACAATGCGCAGGATGGGTACCATGACGACCGAGTTATGGCGAGAGCCATTGCAGGCGAAATGGTCACTCATGCTCCACGAAATAGATTAACCGAGACTTGGTAATGGCATATACAATCCCAGAAAAAACAAATTCGGTCTTAGACCCCGATTCAAATCAGATAAACCCTACGCATACTGATCCAGATGCTCAAGGCGATAGTTTATTGACTTCAGCTGAATGGGCGGACATTGACGCTTTGGGCAGCTTTTTGAATGGCAAATTCACTGAATGGCAGTCTTCTAGACGCCCTCTTGAGCTTAAGTGGCTCGATGACTTACGTGCGTTCAATGCAATCAGTGAAACAGATGTTAGTCATGATTCTATGCATAAGGACATCTTTGTGCAGCTTACTCGCACTAAGTGTTTGACTGCTTATGCGCGAATCACAGATACACTGTTCCAGTCTAAAGACGAACATTGGGGCATTGCACCTACACCTAACCCAGAGTTTGCTGGTAAGCAGCCAGTTGTGCCAGATCCAATGACTGGCGAGATGGTTCCAGTACCTGAAAGCATCCTTAAGACTATGGCGAGAGAAAAAGCAGAGGCTATGTCTACTGTCATCGCTGACCAGCTTGTAGAACTTGGGTACGAAGACATCTTTAAATCAGCAGTGCTTGAGTCCTGTGTTTATGGTACTGGTGCCATTAAAGGTGTTGTTCCAGGTGTTTCAGTAAAAGGTTCATGGAAAAGTAACCCAGAGACACAGGCTTGGGAATTCAAAAACGAGGAGATTCCATTTCCTGACATTTCGGCCGTGTCCATTTTTGATTTATACCCTGACCCATACTGTACAAAGATCAAAGAGGCTACTGGTATTTTTCACAGACACGTACTTACGCGTTCTCAGATGCGTGAGCTTCAAGATGACCCTCGATTTAGTAAGGACAAGATTTCTGAGATCCTCAACAATAATTCTAAAGGTAGACACAACGAGGAATTCCATGAGACAAGCCTTAGAAACATCTCTGGTTACACTGCTTCTTTTTCTATCATTGATCGGTATGACGTCGTGGAGTATTGGGGGTTGGTTAGCGGAAAAGACCTTAAAGTTCACGGTGTCCCCGACGTAGAAGATGAGGGGTCGGACTATTTTGCCAATGTTTGGTTCTGTGGATCGAAGACCTTAATGGCTATGGTTAGCCCTTTGAAACGCCAAGTTATTCCGTATGCGATTATTCCATATGAACGTGTTCCGCATCAGATTTGGGGTGTCGGTCCAGCGCGTATGGTTGCAGACAGTCAGAAGATGTTGAATGCTTCTGTACGTCGGTTATTAGATAACATGGCTGTATCTTCGGGGCCTCAGTTTGAGGTCAATGTGAATGTATTGGCCGCGGGCGAGGATGCTCAAGACATTAGACCTTTCAAGGTCTGGCTTCGCGATGGTGGTGATCCGTCATATCCGATGATTCGTATGTTCCAGCCGGACAATAACGTTCAGCCTTTATCGATGCTTGTAGATATGTTCAAACGTTTTGCTGACGAAGAGTCGAATATCCCAGCATACACGTCTGGCATCGCATCGCCTGGCTTAAACAAGACCGCATCGGGTATGTCGATGTTAATGGGCCAAGCCAATGGAACACTAAAGTCAGTAGTGTCTAATTTAGACGCTTTTGCAATTATCCCTATTATTCAGGGTTTATTTGATTGGAACATGGAGTGGAATGATGATG